GGTGGCGGAAGTGGAATTTTTGGTATTTTTGGAATTTTAGGTATTTTTGGTGGAGGAATCTTAGGGATTTTAGGTACGGGCATACTGGGTAATTTTGGACCCTTTTTTGGTCCTTTTGGTGGGCAGGGTCCGGGTCCGCGACATCCGCGACCCCCTCTACCTCCGAAAAAGACAGGAATAAACTGTGGTCTACCTCTTTCTAAAACAACAATATCTTGTTGGGACGCACCGTGATATCCGGTAAACAACATATACAAAATAATGCATATAGCAGCAATAGCAATGATTTCTGCTAAACCAAAATTAGATTTTATTTTTGCCATTATAAAATAATGTTAGAAAATTAAATTACCACCAAAAACGGCGTCTAAAGCGTGGTCTAAATCTTCCCGGTCTAGGACCAAACCAGAGAGGTCCTTGTCCACCCAAATAATTAACTCTGGGGCCTCTAAAATAAACTACGCTATTTTGTGTTTTTTTTTGAGAAAGCATAAGAACGAGATAAATCATTACAAAAAGAAGAGCAATAAGAAGAACATTTGTTGTATCCATTTATAATAATCAGAGATAAAAAAGATATTAGTAGATTATATATGGATATTCTTTTTTTGCTAACATATCCGCTAGATTTAGCTCACGCATTTTTCTTATGGTTTCCGGTAATTATTTACTTTAAAAAATTTCCTATTAGAATAGTAAAAATTATGACATTAATATTGTCTTTAACGCCTCTTTCGTGGTATTTTTTTGGAAATCGTTGCGCTGTTTCAATATTAAGCAGCACAATGTTAGGAGAAAAGGCAAAAGGGAATTCTTTCTCTAGGAAATATTTCGAAGGTTTTTATAAAGCCGTGCAAAAAATTTTCGGTTATGAAGAAGGGAAAAAAGGCTTTTCACTGGCAATTTATACGCACTGGATAATCAATATATCATTAATGTGGTATTATGTATTTTTTGTTGATTGTAAATGTTAAATAATAAATTTTCTAGATGAAAAATTATTATTTTATAATACTCACAAAAACAGTTAAGCTGCTTAGTTGGAGTATGCAAGACCTCCCATACCACTCATGATGCGGAGGACATTGTAGTTGGTAGCGTAAACGCGGACCTTAGCGGTGTCATCACCACCGATAGCGGCGGATGAGAGAACAAGCTGAAGGGTTGCGTTATCGATACGGGACATATTGCAAGTTCCAGATGGCTGGTGCTCTTCAGGGCGGAGAGCAAATGAGTAAACATTGATACCAGTGTCTGGGTTACGTGTGTGATGCTGGAATGGCTGAACAACATCGAAGTAGGAACCTTCACGCTCACTGAAGCGGTCCTGTCCGTTAAGCTGAAGCTTAGCGGTAACGACTGGGTTCTGTCCCCAGCAGTGCAAGGACAAGGCGGTCTCAGCAAGAACGTAGGAACCTGCATCAGAGACACCAGAGTCTTGGGCGTTATCTGGGAAAGCAGAGTTAACTGACTGAATCTCAGCCCAATTACTGGCAACTGAGACATCACCGGCTCCTGGATCCTCAAAAAGACCAGATGAGGTGATAACTCCATTCTGTCCTGCTGCTTGGTTCATACCAGAGTATGCAAGGAGAGCATTTGGCAAAGCATCAACAGCATCGGTGTAGTTAAATGGCTGTGCGCCGAGTGCGTTGTTCAAAACAGTTCCGCACTCAAGGGAAGCACAGTAGTTGACATTCTTGTCTGGCTGGACAACGAAAACAAGCTCTTTGCAAGGGTGGTTGAAATTAAGCTTGATTTTGTTGGATGAGGAACCAACGGATTCATCACCAGTGAACTGAAGCTGTTCAATAAGATACTCGTGTGGGTTCTGAGCCATACGTCTGCGCTCATCAGTATCAGGGAAAACGTAGTCAACGTAAAGTGAAGCAGCAACAAGTGACTGCTGGTATGCAGCAGTTGCTTTAACTGAGGCACCGGATGAAGCTGGTGCATTGCAGTCAAGCTGGCTGACAGCGAAAAGAACTTCATCGATTGGGCGAAGCTCAAGGTTGATCTTGACTTCGTGGTATTGAAGTGCGATCAAAGGCAAAGCAAGTCCGGGGTTGCGGCAGAACCAGAACTGAAGAGGCACGTAAAGTGTGGTCTCAGGAAGAGTTCTGCGAGGTGCGCATACAGCATCTGGCACATCATCGGCTGAGCAGGCAGTTGCAACATCAGCGAATTTAGGGTCCGTGATGTATGTAAGCTGCATGGTGTTACCGACCATAGCATTGTAACCACGCTCCTGTTCGGAGGTCATGGTAAGCTGATTCCAGATGTGCATCCAGTCACCGTATTGACGGTCGATGCGCTGGCCACCAATCTCAACTTCAACCATAGAGATAAGCTGCTCACCTGGGTAGTCCAACCAACGAGCGTAAAGTCCAGCCGCCGTGGTGGCGCCTTGTGAACCTGATGCTGGGACTGGGGTTGCTGCTCCCATACCTTTGTTAATCTCTGGGAGAGTAACCTGAAGGTAGGTGCGGTATGCAAGATCACCATTTCTGGAGATAGTGCACTGAACACGGCGTCCGAAGTCAGCCTGTCCGTTGAAAGTTTGTTCAATAGATTCCATTGCGAAGTTGGTGTGTCTGCGGTATGTAACCTTCCAGAAAGTGATCTGTGGGTTACCAGTAAGGTAGACGTCTTGAGCGCCGTAAGCTACGAGTTGCATTAATCCTCCTCCCATTTTGTTATAATATTGCTAAAGAAAAAAATTTTACGAAAAATGCATTAATTCGTAAAATTTAAGAAAATAATTTTTCTAAGTTAAAGTTGTCCTTCATAAATCGTCTAAGATAATCATCTAGATACACTTCTTTTTTACCTTCATGATTTTTTTTAAAAATATAACAATCATTTTTCTTATTTATAGTCCAACCATCTTCTAAAGCATTGTAAATAAATGCCATTTTCTGTAATTTTATGTGATTTATTTCATCTATATTTGTAATATTGTTCATAGTGTTAGACAAAGACTAGAAAATAGATAAATTAATTGAACTTATAAACTATTAAATAAATACAAGTAGTAATAATATATGCCTAATTTTAAACCTAAATCGAAAAAAAAAATTAAGGCCAATTCAAAATTAAACATTACCCTTGATAGCAAACATAATGAAAAAATCGATGAATTTGAAAATATTAAAACAGTATTAATTCCACAATTACAAAAAGACAAGTTACATTATAAAAGTTTGCTAAAAGATGAGAGTTTAAGTTTGGATAAACAGCTAGAATATAAAGATAAAATTAAAGAGATAAGAAAACAAATAGCTAAAATTAGTAAAAAAGAAAAAGAGTATTTCTTAAATAATTCTGAACATATATTCACTTATTTTGAGAAAAAGAAAGATGTTTCAGAAGGGCATAGTAAAAAAAAAATTTTACACTCTTTTTTTTCCAAAATAAAAGAAAAAAAGGATGTAAAAAGAGAAGAAACAAATCTCACACAAAAATATCTATGTAATATTGATCAAACATTTTTAGATATTAAAGATTATCAGGTTGACTATGAAGTATGTGCTCATTGTAAAGGAGAATTGGTTCCTGTTGATAATGAAGGAATACTTGTATGTAAAGAATGCCATTGTCAAGTTAAATTTTTAATTGAAAATGAAAAACCATCTTATAAAGAACCACCTAAAGAAGTTTGTTTCTATGCTTATAAAAGAATAAATCATTTTAGAGAGATTCTTGCCCAATTTCAAGCAAAAGAAACTACACAAATACCTGAAGAAGTTATTGAACAAATCAAAATGCAAATTAAAAAAGAGAGAATCACATTAAATGATATGTCTAATAAAAAGGCTAAAGATATTCTAAAAAAATTGGGCTATAATAAATATTATGAGCATATACCTTTCATTAAAGATAAGTTAGGTATTAAACCACCAGTTATGTCACCAGAGTTAGAAGCCACATTATGCAATTTATTTATGGAAATTCAAAAACCTTATGCAAAACATTGTCCTGATGATAGAGTTAATTTTCTTAACTATTATTATGTTTTGTATAAGATATGCGAGCTATTGGGAGAAGATAAGTTTTTACCATTTTTTCCAATGTTAAAAGATCCTGTAAAAAGGATAGAGCAAGATGAAATATGGAAAAAAATTTGTGCTGAATTACAATGGCAATTTATTGAAACTATATAATTTCTTAAAAATCATATAAATTTTATAGATTTATACGATTAATATAAACTCACTTACATACGTGG